TCTTGGTTTTTGTTATAATGAGGCGTAGCTTGATATTCTTCATTAAGGAGGAGAAATAGTTGGATAATAAAATTCTATCTGGAGCAAAGAAAGCCGCTGGAGCAATTATCAGTATTGGTTTAGCTGCGGAAGTTCTTCAACAAGTTACGCCTATATTAATAGAATACTTCAAAAACAAAACAATAGACGCTCCGCCAAAAGAAAAGGAATCTTTGGTAGAGGTTCCAAAAGTTGATATTAAGGAAGTATTTATTACGGTCGATGACGCAGTCAAATTGTTTAAAGAACATGATTTAAAACCTAGTAAGCAACTCGTACATCCCGCAATAAAATATAAAGATTGTACGGACGGAGAGGTTGTCCGAATCGGTTCTAAACAAGGAAAAGTTAAGGTTGGTACATATGTAAGCGTAAAGTATGTTACGTCCGAAGTGATTGAAAAGAGTCAAAAACTGTATGAAGAATCCGAACGAAAGAAAGAAGAAAAGATAAAACTAAAGGCCGATCAAGCGGAAAGTAAGAAGAAAAAACTACAGGAAACGTCCGAAAACGTCAAGCAAACGATAAAGGAATTTGTTCCAAAATTGACTAAAAAAGAGGTTAAAAAGGACGAAATTGAGTGATTTTTATGGTCAATTTACTGGACACTTTTGTTTTTAAAAGTGACCATTTGCCCACTTTTTTTTCAAACTTGACGATTTGTAAAAGTGTAAATACGATTTTTGGCCAAAAAAAGTGACCATTTGCCCACTTTTAAAAACAAAAGTGGCCAGTAAAAACCCTGTATTTGCAAGGGTTTGAAGGCTCTCTGGCCAAAAACCCACTTTTTTTCTTAAACTAAACGCGATAAAAAAAACTAATATATATAAAGGTTATAAAAAAAAGTGGCCATTTGGCCAGTAGCTGTTTTTGGACAAAAAATCATAAAAAGTTGTAAACGGTGTAAAAGTGTTCTTTGGAGGGTCCTATTGTGAGTATGTTGAAAGAGGGAGAGGGAGGGATAAATAGATATTTATGTATTGAGTGCGGTTCTGGTATGAAGAAGGTTGATGACTTCGTACTGGTATGTTCAAACTGTCTTCATTCTGTGGATATTTTAGATTATGAGAATGAAGAGGAGTTGTACAAAGAGATATTTGGTATAAATGATAATGTTCATTGTATTGATTGTGACGGACCATGGCCGTTATGTATATCTTCGTGTAAGTTATATAATCAATAAAAAGTTGAATAGAGTGAATCGAGTCTATGCTAGTTCAGTATAGGCTCTTTTTTATGGATATTTTGACCTCGCGAAAAATACATCCCCTGTTATGAAGAGAATGGATAAATCATCGCATTCTCTTCTTTTTTGATTAGAAAGGTGGAGAGCGTTGTGTTAGAGAATCGAGCGCAAGTAAAATTAATTCAAAAACTTAAAACAACGTTTCCCGATTGTATAGTGATTAAGAACGATGCTGGATATATTCAAGGGATACCGGACTTACTTGTTTTATACAAAGATAAGTGGGCGGCTCTTGAATGTAAGGCATCGGGTAATTCAAGAAAACAGCCTAATCAAGAATACTACGTACAGATAATGGATGAAATGTCTTTTTCGCGATTCGTGTATCCTGAAAATATGGAGGAAATAATACATGAACTTCAACAAGCATTTTCATCTTGAGGGTAAGCACGCTTTTTTAGGAGGTAGTAAGTATCATTGGATCAATTATGACGAGGAGAAAGTAACGGAATCATACAAAAGATATTTAGCAACGCAAAAAGGAACAGTCTTACACGACTTTGCTGCTCAGTGTATTCGGTTAGGACAGAAATTACCTAAATCGCAAAAGACACTAAACATGTTTGTCAACGATGCTATCGGTTACAAAATGATACCCGAACAAATACTTTTCTATTCTGATAATTGCTTTGGTACTACGGATGCTATTTGCTTTCGTAACAATCTTCTACGATTACATGATTTGAAAACGGGCGTTACATTAGCGCACATCGAGCAACTTGAAGTATACACCGCTCTTTTCTGTCTTGAGTATGAAGTCAAACCCGGAGATATTGATATTGAGTTACGAATTTATCAGAACGATGAAGTTCTTTATCACAATCCTATCGCAGAAGATATTTTACCAATAATAGACAAAATCATTCGGTTTGATGAAATCATAACTAAAATAAAAGAGCAGGAGGTCTAGGTTAATGAATCATGTCGCGCAAGAGATACTTATGCATTATGGAACACCTAGACATTCCGGCAGGTATCCATGGGGGTCAGGCAAAGAACCTTATCAAGATAGCGGCGATTTTCTTAGTCGAGTAGAGACTTTAAAAAAAGAAGGTAAAACAGAAACCGAGATAGCGGAACAACTCGGACTAACAACCACTCAGTTACGAGTGAAAAAATCATTAGCGACGCATGAAAGAAGATCGTTGGAAGTGGCTAGAGCAAAAAGTCTAGAAGCTGATGGATATTCTCGTACTGAGATTGCAAGAATGATGGGTTATAACAGTGAATCATCAATTCGATCGTTGTTGAATGAGCATACCGAGGCTCGGATGAATCAAGCTCAGAAGACCGCAGATTTCCTGAGAGAACAAATTGATACAAAAGGTATGATTGACGTTGGAGTTGGCGTCGAACGTCAGCTTAATGTATCGAGAGAAAAACTCGAAGAAGCTCTTTATATTTTAGAACGCGAAGGGTATCCGACATATAGCGGTCGAGTACCGCAAGTTACGAATGCTGGAAAACATACTACGCAAAAGGTGATAGGTCCTCCGGGTACTGAACATAAAGATATTTATCAATATGAAAACGTACACACTGTCAATGAGTATAAATCATACGATGATGGTAATACGTTTAAACCGGCTTTCGCTTATCCGAAAAGCATGGATTCTGCCAGAATTATGATAAATTATGCAGAAGATGGCGGAGATAAGAAAGATGGATTGATAGAGATTCGTCGAAATGTTGAGGATTTGAGTTTAGGGAACTCTAAATATGCGCAAGTAAGGATTCTTGTTGATAACAATAGATATTTAAAAGGAATGGCGATGTACTCAGACAATCTTCCTGATGGAGTTGATATTGTTTTTAACACAAACAAAAAACGCGGTACCGATAAAATGGACGTTCTAAAACCAATCACCTCTGATCCAAACAACCCATTTGGGTCTCTGATTAAAGAGAATGGCGGGCAGAGCTATTATTTTGATCGAAACGGTAATGAGCAACTATCTCTTATCAATAAAAGAGCGGAAGAAGGGGACTGGGGGGAATGGGCTGACACGCTTCCTTCACAATTTCTATCAAAACAGAATTTACCGTTAATAAAGAAACAATTGAATCTTGCAGCATCAAATAGAATAGCGGAGTATGATCGAATTTGTGCACTAACTAATCCTACAGTAAAAAAGATATTATTGAGCTCTTTTGCAGATGAATGTGACGGAGCAGCTGTTCATTTAAAAGCAGCAGCGTTACCTCGTCAAAAGCATCAGGTAATAATTCCTATTCCATCAATGAAAGACAATGAAGCATATGCTCCTAATTACAATAACGGAGAACAATTAGCCTTAATAAGATTTCCTCACGGAGGAACGTTTGAAATACCTATTGTAACGGTTAATAACAAACAACCAGTTGCAAAGAAAGCACTTGAAAACGCAGCAGACGCTATTGGTATTAATGCGAACGTTGCTAATCGTTTATCAGGTGCGGATTTTGATGGCGATACCGTTATGATTATTCCGATTAATGATAGAGTTAAGATAACATCCACTCCTCCACTCGAAGATCTAAAGAATTTTGATGCTAAAATGGAGTATCCTTATCGAGAAGGAATGCGATTAATGACAAAGTCTGGTACTCAACTAGAAATGGGAAAGATATCTAATCTTATAACGGACATGACTTTGAAAGGAGCAAAAGAAAGCGAATTAGCAAGAGCTGTTAAACACAGTATGGTAGTTATAGATGCTGAAAAACATTCATTAGATTATAAAAAAAGCGAGTTAGATAACGGCATAAGATCACTAAGAACAAAATATTTAGGTAGATATGACGAAGATGGGCGGTATCATGAAGGAGCTGCTACGTTGATTTCTCGTGCGAAGTCGCCGGTTTCAGTAGTAAAAAGACGTGGTAGTCCAGAAATTGACCCAGAAACCGGAGAACAATCATGGAAGACAGCGTTTAACGCCGAATACATAGATGCAAAAACCGGCGAAACAAAAGTAAGAACACAACGTAGTACGGCGATGTACGAAGCAAAAGATGCCTATATACTATCATCCGGTAGACCACAAGAAGAAGCATATGCTGCTTATGCTAACAGGATGAAGGCTCTGGGTAATCAAGCTAGAAAAGAAATGCTATCAACGGGTAAGATTGCCTATTCTGTTGCTGCTAAGAACACATACCAAGGGGAGGTAGACTCCCTTCTGTCTAAACTCAACATTGCTCTAAAGAACGCCCCCAGGGAGAGGGAGGCCCAACGTATAGCCAACGCCCGGGTGTCTGCAAAACAACAGAGCAACCCTGATATGACAAGACAAGAGTTACGGAAAGTGAATCAACAAGAACTAACCGCTGCCCGGACAACAGTAGGGGCTAGGAGAGAACCTATTCCCCTTACGGACAGGGAGTGGGAGGCCATACAAGCAGGGGCCGTAAGTGAGAACGTGCTATACAAGATACTGAACAACGTAGATTTAGATGATGTACGACAAAGAGCTACGCCTCATTCTTCAACAACATTGAACACTTCAGAGATTAATCGTATCAAGAGTATGAATGCTTCTGGGTATTCTACTGCTGAAATAGCAAAAGCACTTGGTGTTTCAACATCAACAATTTCTAATTACATAAATTGAAAGGAGTAGACGGAATAATGTCAAAATATATGTTGACAACTTCAGATAATCCTTACAATCCATTTGAACAGTTTACTCTTTGGTTTCTGTTTGATGAAGAAAAAGGTTACCATTCTTGCTCATATTTGGGAAGAATAGCCCGTACCTCGGAGCAGTTTTCTGATGAAGAAAACGAAGTTGAGATTGAAAGAGCAATTGACGAAATTATTAAGTATGACTTTATGAATCTTTATAAAAAAGTAGATCAGTGATCTAACATATGTTCTATCTATTCATGCATACAATAAATCTAAAAATTGACAAGCAATAAAACATGTCTCATGAACATATACATAAATTAATATTCTTAATTTTGAACAAATCAAAATACATTCATGAACAGTTAAAACTTATCAGAACACATCATAAATAATTTAAAAAAGTCAATGTTTGTTTAAATGCAATTAACGAAAGTTATTAACTGTTCATGGATGTAAAAATATTTTAATATTTTAAATAATTCTTTGTATATTTGTTTAGATAAACGGAACATCATGTATCTGATCACGACCATCATTATGTACACTCTTAAACAAATTAATTAAACAATTAAAAATTTGTAATTCACAATTAAATTAATTGGATTGTTGTTTCATCATTTGTTTGAAAACGTTTAAAATTGTTTGTTGTTTAACAACATTTAACGATTTTACAATGATTAAAAGAATTTTCAAATCTATTTTGTTGTTGAAAGCGATTAAAGTTTATGTTCAAAAGAATTTGTTTACACAAACAATTGCAATTTTACACATGTATTCAGTTTAAAAGACATAGAGGGGGGTAAACGAAAACTACACCCCCTAGGTCATCGACGATTCCTGTAGAAATTCCCCGGAGGTGAGTTTTAGTCGTCTCCGATATTCCAACGTATGTACACGGGCCTAAAATTCTACTCTCCTTTCTTTCTCCTTTCGGAAGAAGTACATCACCCATATTTAGGCCCGTCTGTATACGTTGGAAAACTCTGTATATTTAAGAAGGGAGGCAGTAAGGATGGCTAGAGCAACCAATCGAAACAAAGATTCTGTAGCAAAAACCCGACCGGCTATATCCCCAGAAGCGAGAGAAAACCAACTAGTCGCCCTAGCTGTCGATCTTGCTGAAAAACAGTTAAAAGAAGGCACGGCTACTTCACAAGTGATTACGCATTATTTGAAACTTGGTTCCACAAAGGAGCATATTGAGAAAGAAATTCTTGAAGAACAGAAAAAGTTAATCAAAGCAAAAACAGAAGCTCTTCAATCTGCACAGAAAATTGAGGAGCTATATTCTAATGCTCTAGCAGCTATGCGTACTTACAACGGACAACAGGAGAGTATAGATGATTAAAACATATTCAGAGCTGTGTCTTCTTCCCACTTTTGAGGAACGTTACAACTATTTGAAACTCGATAAAATTATTGAGCCGGAGCTGATTAGTTATGACCGATATTTAAACCAACAGCTTTATCATTCGCAAGATTGGCGAAGTATTCGACACCAAGTAATAGTTCGAGATAACGGTTGTGATTTAGGAATACCAGACAGACAACTTTTTAGTCGGATTATTATTCATCATATTACTCCGATCACAAAAGAAGACATTGAGGTTTATGCGTCTAGCATATTTGATTTAGACAATCTCGTTTGTACGAGTCTTGATACGCACAATGCAATTCACTATGGTAACGATAAACTTTTAATGTCTATGCCGGTTGTAAGAACTATGAACGACACGTGTATGTGGAGGTGACACTAATGGAAAGCATATTAACATCTGTAAAGAAGCTACTGGGTATCGTCGAAGAATACGAACATTTCGATCCTGACATAATCATGCATATTAACTCTGTCTTGTTAATCCTCTCACAAATAGGAGTTGGACCAACCGGGGGATTTTCCATTAGCGATAAAACTACAACGTGGACCGACTATATTTCTGATGTTACAAAGTTAGAAGCCGTAAAGACCTATGTGTTCCTGAAAGTGAAGCTCATATTTGATCCACCATTAAGTTCAG